GTCGAACCAATTGCCCCTGCCAACCCGGCGAGTGTTGTGACAACCCCGCTCGAAGCAACAATCTTACGGATTGTATTGTTGCTTGTATCGGCAACATAAATGTTCCCGGACGTGTCGCACACAACACCAAGTGGAATATTAAACCGAGCAGCCGACCCGGTTGCGTCAGTCGAACCAGTTGACAGGGCCAACCCGGCGAGTGTTGTCACAACCCCTGTAGAAGCAACAATCTTACGGATTGTAGAGTTGTTAGAGTCGGCAACATAAACGTTCCCGGACGTGTCACAGGCAACACCCTGTGGATAATTAAACCGAGCAGCCGAACCAGTTCCGTCAGTCGAACCAAAATTCCCGGCCAACCCAGCGAGTGTTGTGACAACCCCTGTAGAAGCAACAATCTTACGGATTGTGTGATTGTTTGAATCGGCAACATAAAGATTCCCACCCGAATCTGATGCAACACCAGAAGGATAAGTAAACCGAGCACCCGAACCAGTTCCGTCGGTCGAACCATTTGACCCGGCCACCCCAGCGAATGTTGTGACAGCCCCTGTTAGTACTAGAGTATTATCAGCTGTTAATGAGAATGTCTGTGGGTAGGGTGGGAACGCCCCGTAGCTTGCCGAGACTGTTATACTCTGGGTCGCCACGGCGGTTCCTTGTGCGACCGTAAGTGTTATTCCGGTTGTGGAAGTTACCCAGCTGACACCGGCGATTGTTGGGTACGACCAGGTGGGTGTGAGGTTGTAAGGATTCGTCAAAGTGAGTGCGACTGGTCGTGGAGCTGCATAAGTATTAAGAAGGGTCGTTCCTGGGTTCGAAAGGACAAACCGGGGTGTGTTATCAGCCGTCAATGAGAATGTCTGAGGGTAGGGGGGGAACGCCCCGTAGCTTGCCGAGACTGTTACACTCTGGGTCGCCACGGCGGTTCCTTGTGCGACCGTAAGTGTTATTCCGGTTGTGGAAGTTGCCCATGTGACACCGGCAATTGTTGGGTACGACCAGGTGGGTGTCAAGTTGTAAGGATTTGTCAAAGTGAGTGCGAGTGGTTGTGGAGCTGCTAAATTATAAAGAATGGTTGTGCCGGGGTTCGAAAGGACAAACCGGGGCGTGTTATCAGCCGTCAATGAGAATGTCTGTGGGTAGGGGGGGTACGCCCCGTAGCTTGCAGAGACTGTTACACTCTGGGTCGCCACGGCGATTCCTTGTGCGACCGTAAGTGTGATTCCGGTCAGTGAAGTTGCCCAAGTGACACCGGCTATTGTTGGGTACGACCAGGTGGGTGTGAGGCTGAGAGGATTCGTCAAAGTGAGTGCGAGTGGTTGTGGAGCTGCTAAAGTATAAAGAGTAGTCGTGCCGGGGTTCGAAAGGACAAAGTTGGGTGTATTGTTGACAGTCAATGAGAATGTCTGAGGGTAGGAAAACACCCCGTAGGTTGCCGTGACTAATACACTCCTGGTCGCCACTGCGATTCCTTGTGCGACCGTAAGTGTGATTCCGGTCGTGGAAGTTGCCCAGGTGACACCGGCAATTGTTGGATACGACCAGGTGGGCGTGAGGCTGAAAGGATTCGTCAAAGTGAGTGCAAGTGATTGTGGAGCTGCTATAGTATAAAGAGTAGTCGTGCCCGGGTTCGAAAGGACAAACCGGGGCGTATTGTCAACTGTCAATGAGAATGTCTGAGGGGAGGAAAACCCCGCGTAGCTTGCGGTGATTGTTACATTCCGGGTTGACACAGCGATTCCTTGTGGGAACGTAAGTGTAATTCCGGTCGTGGAAGTTGCCCAGATGACACCGGCCAGTGTTGGGTACGACCAGGTGGGTACGAAACCGGGTATAGTGCCTGCGTTTATGATGAGTAAACTCAAACTCTGTGCTTGTAAAACAGTATATAATGTAGTAGTCCCTGGGTTCGGAAGAAACCCAAATATTAAAGGCTGGTTGTAAGGCTGTATGTATGTCACAATCTTACGAATTGTGTAATTGCTCGTGTCGGCAACATAAGCAGTCCCTCCCGGGTCACACGCAATCGCAAAAGGAGTATTAAACCGAGCAACCGTTCCAGAACCGTCCGTCGAGCCAGTTGACCCTGCCGAACCAGCGAGTGTTGTAACGACAGCGGTAGAAGCAACAATCTTACGGATTGTAGAGTTGTATGTATCGGCAATATAAATGTTCCCGTAGGCGTCACAGACAACACCATTTGGAATATTAAACCGAGCAGCCGAACCAGTTCCGTCAGTCGAACCAGTTGACCCGGCCGTCCCAGCGAATGTTGTGACGACCGCGCTCGAAGCAATAATTTTACGGATTGTAGAGTTGTTCGAATCTGCAACATAAATGTTCCCGGACGTGTCACAGGCAACACCATAAGGACCTGAAAACCGGGCAACCGAACCAGTTCCATTGGCTGATCCAGATGACCCGGCCAAACCGGCGAGTGTTGTGACGGCACCTGTAGAAGCAACAATCTTACGGATTGTATTGTTGCCTGCATCGGCAATAAAAACGTTCCCTGACGTGTCACACGCAACACCCTGCGGATTATTAAACCGAGCAGCCGAGCCAGTTCCATTGGCCGAACCAGGTGACCCGGACAGACCAGCAAGTGTTGTGACGACCGCTGTAGAAGCAACAATCTTATAGATTACACTGTAGTATGAATCGGCAACATAAATGTTTCCGGACGTGTCACATGCAATACCAGTAGGAACAGAAAATCTATCAAAATAAGTAAGTGTTGTAACGACCCCGGTAGAACCAATAATCTTACGGACAGTCTTACTATAAGGGAATGGTGCTATAGTGTTTGTACCGGTAACATAAATGTTCCCTGACGTGTCACATGCAGCACCATAAGTACTAACAAACCGAGCAGCCGATCCAGTTCCGTCAGCCGATGGACCAAACCCGGGTGACCCGGCCGTCCCGGCGAGTGTTGTGACAATCCCTACGAGTTGTTCACTAGTAATAGTTTCTTGTTTTGAAACTCCAGATGTAATAAATGGCGCCGGGAACAGAACGCCTAGTAGGCCATCTTGAATCTTCAGTACGTTATACGTCTTGGTGTATATATGCGCTATGGTCGGATAGCGGCTTGGTAAGAGCACAAAGTTAAACTGTTGCTTGAGCCCAGTGAGGTTCACTGTACCAGTTGGGTTATCGTTTTCTGGGTCGATTGCAAAGGGGTACATGTAAAAATTTCGGTCGGGTGCTCTCGTGTGATTCTCGAGAGGCTGAAGACATCTCATGAAAAGGGATGTACCAAGGTCATAAGGAATGACTTCGGCCCCGTTGAGCATGAATCGCATGGACCGAAGTAGGTCTGTCCACTGGTACGGCAGCCCTATACTACTCTGTATAACAATAAATAACTCTTTGGTACAGTTCTGAAAGTCTGTGAATACTGTACAATTACTGTTTCCAAGAGTCGTGTCGAACCGTTGAGTCTGTTCGAACAGATATGTCAAAGAATTTTTTATAAAATAATTTCTTTCTGGCTCGGGTAGGAACAGGTAGTTGACAAACAGGGACCCGACAAAGGGTGGGTTTGTGTTGGTGGCTGTCGGACACCCTTCGTTGAAATTTCTTAGAGAAAATCGGATGCGTGGGTTTTCCTTGAGCGCACAGATAGGCAGACCCTTTTTAAACAGGTCGAAAGAGAGTCTGACGTCATAGACTGCTAGGTTGCTCGTAAGATATTTACCGACCAGGTTGGACAGAGCTCCTTGTTTGGTCTGTGGCACAGTCAGGTCATTCATCATTTCCAAAAACTCTCCATCAATTCTTTCTAGAATTTGGTCACCATACTCGAGCTGGACCCAATTGAACATGTATGTCCCGAAGCTGTCACAGACGGCCGGTGGCTGCCCGGACGGGTAATTGAACTCGATGTAGGCCCATGAGACCAAGTCTGCTTCCTGGTAAATTTCAACGGTGAACTCTTCACCAAAGTTGACGGCCGTGTCCAGAGGTATAGAAATAATCTGATTACTGAATTGAGAGCTTTTTGCAAATCTCTGAATAAAGTAAGATGTTTCGGGTCGACCCGAAATGATTTTTTCCGAAGTTCCTAGCGACTCTGCTAGATTCATACTAAATAATGCACAGAATTAAACAAGAGGCTGGAGACGCCGTCCCTGATACCAAGCACGTTGACCGACTTGGCATATACCCAGAGGCCGACAGTCCCGCCCTGTGTCACAGTGAGTACTTTGCTGCCTATGCGAGACATGTTGACTGGCGTTCCAAAGTTGTACGTGTACGAGTTGTAGCTTGGCATAGTGACAGCCGTCTCGAATGGCTGGATTACGCTGAGGTACTTGTTCGAAAAGCTGAACAGGTCTTCGCCATTGAATGTCAGTTTTGTAGATGAAATATTAGAAAAAGTATTTGAATAAAAATATAATTCTTTTACAGGTCCCAAAAAGGGGAGCGTGATGTATGAAGTACCTGGGGTGACCTGCACAAACATTGACTGCATATTGTCATATGGAATTGTTTGTAAACTATTTTTGAAATAATCCCTTTCCTGCTGCCCAAGGTGCGTATATTCTGTGAGTACACTCGCGGTGACAGTGGTGGACACCGCAGCTAACGGGTCGATTCTGATAAGTAACGGATAATTCCCTGCCACATTAAAAACCCACGACTGTAAATAAATATACCGACCCCCTTGAATAATATCCCAAGTACTTACTGGTCCACTAATCGGTACTGAAATCCACGTAAAAGAGTTTAGAGCCGTAAAGTCCTTTGTCGTGTCGTATAGTAAAACAGGGGGACTTGCAGACGTGGAGGTACCTATATAATATATATATCTACCGTCATAGACTCTAGGCAGTATACCAACTTCACTGCCGGTATTACCAGTAATATTCCCCCATTGTATATATTCCCACGATGAAAGAAGTGTTATACTGGCATTTAGTTTGACACGTGCTAAATATGGCGGATTGTTTGTTCCGTTAAAATATAAATATGTATCATCATACGCAGGGGGTCCTGTTATTGAAACTGAAATTCCACCCGGGGAAAGTAAATCAGTCACATTGACTGTCGTATATCCCCCCGTCAACTCTGGTCTCATAAATTCTAAACTATTAATTCTTATTAAATATAATTTAGAGTTTCTCATTTTCATGGCTGAAAATAAATAGCTCCCTTGGGAAAATAATCTAAAATATCCAGAAGAACCATCATAGAAAGGCATGGGAATTGTTGGATGAATAGCATTAAAGTCATTAAAAAATTCATAAGAAGCTGCTAAATTTATATCTTGTGTAGTATCGTACCTAATACACACGAAATTCATAACTGAATACTGGTCAAAGGAGTTCGGTGGCGAACCCAATGAAAATGTTAAAGTAAATGTGGCGTCACACATATCTACACCGGCTGTCTGACTTACGAGAGATGCGACAGGCGTTGTTCTAAAATAAACAGAGGTACCTGCAGGAACTATTGCAAACGAAGTAAGGTTCATACGATAAAAAGTAATTGCGTTTCCGACAATTGAAGTGACAAAGGCGCCATATATCCCTGGTAATTCTATATACTGACCTATAGCAATCCCGGTTGGCGAAACAACGTTAATAACATTATTGGGAAAAAAGGGAGGTGCGGTCGGGTCATACGATGAAGAAAGTTGTGTTGTCGCCGCTATAGGACAAAAATCCAAATATGAATTTGTTAACATGACTCGGATGCATTCTTGACCAGCTCCACTTGTGAGACTTATAGTTGTTGGGCCATAAAATCTGAAATTACATGTCCATACTTGACCAAGCTGAGTCATGCTATTCATGCCTACGCGGGTACCGGTGAGACCGATTGAGGGCCATGTAGTTTTTGGAAGCCATAATGTCGATACAGTGATACCTATATATACATATCTAGCATCGGCCTGTATAGACTGAGAGCCGTATTCACCCCCGCTTAAAGTGGGATATGGCCAAAAGGCTACCGAAGCTGTCGTGCGTGTATCGATATTTAGAAAATAATCACTGACGGGCATTCTTGTCAAGTACACAGTATTGGTAGTTGAAAAAAGATTTGAAGAAATTGTAGACACGTTATAATTATTCTGTAAAAGGTTAAATCCAGGCTGAATATTATATGGCGTTACCGCGCTTGTATATTGGCGCGTGTATGCACTGGGGTCACTTGGTAATTTAAGCATGTCATACGTATTCAGATATCCTGACCAGTCTCTCCATGTCAGAACATTCCCGTACGGTGTTGCTCTCGTTCCCATTCCGTATGGTGACTGATTATATATCACTCTCATGTCTCCGTATGTATAAGCTAAAGGGTCAAAGATGCCTGTACTCAGTACAGGTGATTGTATCAACGAATTAGAATCCGCAAAGTCCACTTCAACTTTGACATCGTTGCGTTCCAGGGCGCATAAAGGCAATATGTCCAGACCAAACGGCACTTTAACAAATGATGTTGTCGAAATGTACTTGATACTAGTGTCATTCTCACCAGTGAGTGCAGTGAGTCCCGCCTGATTTTCATATGGCACGTCATAATCATTCAGAAGTTTGATGTAATCACCGGTTACTCGACTCACTATTTGGCCACCAACCAACAGACGAGCTTCTTTTATAATATCTGTCGCGTAATTGCTATTATAATTGACTCCTTCCCCTGGCTTTCGGGGTGTGTATCCCTGAATCCAGCCAGCCTGTGTCAAGTCCAATTGGGACGTCACGAAATCGTTTGTTATAGCAAAACCGTTGCTGCTGTATGTAGGGTTGGCTATGTCAAAACCCCAAAATGATGCCGACTGCTCGTTCGGGAAGTAAATAGCTACATAACCACTACCACCTGGCATCGTGAATTCAAATTTATTTGTGGTTGCGTTATAGCTCACCGAAATATAAGGCCAAGGAGTAAAAGGTGTTGCCCAAAAGTTTATGTTAAAAGTAGAATAATAGTACCCAAATTTTCCGGCTTGAAAAGCGAGTGTACTGGTGTACCCTGTCGTTACGTACACTTGTATATCAACCATATCATCTGGATAAGTTGGGTAACAGTACACGTCCGACCGAATAGTGTACAATGGTGGAAAAACAATTTTGAGTGTCACGTCCGACAGTATGTCACCACGTGGTGGAATGGTGCACGTAGATACCCTGTTTGGTACTGGCAGGCCATCGAATGAATACTCGACATATTCAGTGACAAATGGTGTGCTCTTTTTGTACCTGGCTAAAAAATATGTTATCGAAGGCTTCCCTGTTATATAGACGTCCTCCTCACCTCGTGCAGCAAGCTGCACAGACATCCTTATCAGTACTCACGATATTAGTGTAGCCATGCCCCCCGCAATCTGCAGAACAGCATAACCGTAGTAATACAGGTTAATCCGGTAGTTCGCCTGAATGTTTGGTGAATAAGCTGGAATAAACGTCATCACAATTTTACTCGTTTGACTGTTAATGTTTTTAAAGTTTACATAGCCTCCTTGGTTATACTCCTTGGGCGACTTGCCAAAACAGTATGTATACAGACTCTTCGACGGAATACTGAGCCCGTGGTCCATCGGCTGTTTGAACTGGTAGAACGGCCCGGTCGCAAATGAGCCCATGATGTTGCGGCCATTCAGATAGATGTCAGACGACTGTAGAACGTCTATATACCTATTTGTAGTACCGTCAAAAAATACGATTGGGGTTGTGGCCGCTATATACTTGGTCGTGTACCCATAGCTATACCGCGAGGCGTAATATTTATTAGAAGAAGTGTCGTTGTATACACTGTTACGTACAAACCAGACCAGCATAGTGACTGGAAAATCAGCCGTAAAGTAGTGCACTGGTTGGCCATTCTGATAATTGGTGACTGCATCATTTTTTGAAATATTTATCACTTCCCTGAAAGGAGTCGTTTGGTAGTACAGGCGCTCCTCTTTCGTCAGCATAATCTCCTCAGTGACGAGTCTAGGGTTTGTAAATTCCAGAGGCGTTGTGTAGTTTGTGAACCATGTCTGTGGTCTGAAAAAGAATTTTATAGAAATTTTTTGATTTAGAAAGGCACATGCAGGGAGTGATGGTGTCTCTAGTCTCTGGCGAGCCTTTATACCATGACTGTGACGCCGGCAGAAGAAGAGCTCTAAAGGGACCATAATCTCAAAGGCGGTCGCGGCAGTGACGGGACTGCCCGGAACCTGTCCGTTGTTCAGACATTTGTACATGGAGAGCTTCTCGTCAGCGTCCAGTAGTAGCTGGTCTCGAATGATGTACCAGTCGTCCAGAATTCTTTCGACAACTTGTTCGCCTATCCGAAACTCCACAACCTCTATGATGGCCCTGCCTATAAACTCGGTGTACGAGTACCCTGACGGGAGGGCCGGCATTGTCAGGGCCAAATAGACATTGGTCATGAGGTCCCCAAGCTCCTTCGGGTTCAGAATAACTTCTACAGTCTGACCGATAAACTTTGTTCCTGGGAGCTTGGTCACGCGGTGAAACTGTGAAAAGTCTGAGTGCTGCCGTATCAAAGGCCTAAATTCTCCGTCTTTTTTTAGAAGGTATTCATCAGTCCCGCTCGTAGCGTTGAGAGCAATTACTGCAGCCGACTGTGCCATACGATTTATAACGAAAATTAATACGTCCACAAATCGTAGAATGGAGTCTATCCAGGACATCTTCCTGCCAGTCATGGAGTCTTCAGTCGTTCTGGCGAGCCACTACGCCAAAGAGTCAGGCCGGAACACCGTCACGGCAACCGACATGATGTACGGTCTTATGTATGCAGCCCGCAATGTCGTAGGCAAGCAGCTCGGCTCGCTCTTCCCAGAGATTTATGACGAAAGCGAATCTGACGAAGAAGACCTGGAAACGGTGGATGACGACGAAGAGCCGTTCACGCGCTACCAGGGCGACGATACAGAGAGCATCGGCTACAAGATGAATCAGTGCGCCGACACGTGGGACGACTGGGTCCCAGAAAGCCCAGCAGAACAGGCGCTCAAAAGCGCAGTCTAAAACCAGCGCCACCTACTAGGGTGAATGTCTAACGTGGTTCCGTACT